TTCCCTAACGCCAGTCCAGCGGCAAAGCTCCAGAGAATGACCCGCAACGTCTCCCAAGCCGCTACGGTCACGGGATCACCACCCAGATGCCATGCTTTTTCCAGAGCAGGGAGGCCCAGTCGTTGACGAGCTGGCGGAAGTCCTCGCCGTAGCGCTGGAGGTTGCCGCACTCCTCGCGGTAGTAGGTCAGCATTTCGTAGAGGGTCATGCAGCAGCCCCCCGCGCCGGCACGCTCATCTCAAGGGCGTGGAGTACCTCGTTTAGATAGAGCACCGTCGCACCGCTGCCGGTCTGTACCGCGTCGTCTCGCTGCGCCTCGACACTTTTCCGCGCCGCGTCGCGGCCATACTTCTTGACCATGCGGCGGGCTAGCGTTTCATAGGTCTGCATTGGTGTCTCCCGTTGAGGTTCTGTCCCTAGTCTTAGCAGGTTCCGTGCCGCTGCTAAGTCGTTGCTGCGTAACGCCGTGTCCTTTTCGCGCATCCCGCTTTCTGCAAGAATCCTTGCACCTAGCGGAGTAGCCCGGTCAGCGTCAACAGCACGAACAGCCCGAGAAACGCCCACATGGCCGCAGAGACGACGATCATGCCTCTTGCCTCCTTGGTCTGCCTTGCGTATTCCAGGCGCTTTCTACAGGCATCGACGCGGGCTTGTAGTACGTCCGGCTCGGTATGCCAGTCGTCGGATTCATCCGTAAACACATTCATTTTTCGTCTCTCCGGTTAGGGGTGGGAACTGGCACTCTCGGCAGATAAAGGACACGAACATTTGGAGCGGGGCGAGACAGACCAGGCAAGGCGGCTCCTCGTTGCGGCCCCACTCCGCGATCAAAGAGGCTGCGTGGTGCCAACGTCCCACATCGTCCGACATGGTGGCGGCGGCGAGCTGTTTGCGGGCGAACGCCTCTCCCCTCGCGTGGTCCCCGGCGCGGCGCAGAATCCAGCGGGCGAGATTCTCCCCGTACAGCTTTGTCATCGTTCGGCCCTCTTGTTGTGGGCTGGCTACCGGCCAGCGACGGGAGCTTGTTACGCTTCGGCATGTTCGGCCAGCATTAAGCGGGCGGCGAAATGTTCGGACGCATAGGCGGGATTGGCGTACCATGTTCCCACCCTCGCACACCTGACGCCCCGCAGTCCGTATAGGTGTTCGACCCTTGCGATATAGCGTTGCCGGTGCCAAGGAACGTCGTTTGCCCGAAACCAGCGTTCCGCCTCCCGCGCATTCCCGGCGAGGACGCAGACCAGCGGCCCGACCATCGTTGAGGGGCGGTCTGCCACGAACCCCGCATGGTCGTTCACTTGCGAATCTCTAGGCCGGATGAGGCAAGGTGCTCCACCGTCGCATCGTTCAGCAGGACGGCCCAAAGATCCTGACCCCGGTAGGTTTGCACGTACTCCACCACCACGCCCGTTTTTCCTGTGGCGCTTCCCCCGGCCTTTACCGTTACCACGTCGCCCGCCTTGATCTTGGCCATGATTTCATCCCTCCTTGGGGGTACGGGACGCCAGCCAGTGTTGCGCTTGCTGGGAGAACGTCTTGGGATAGGCGGCGTCGAAATCTCGGCCCATCGTGGCACAGGTGAAGGTGAGCTTGCCGTCTTCGATCTCCACGCATCGCCGGGCCTTCACGGGAGAGCTGCCACCAAGCCGGACCCGTTCCCGCGCCACCTCTGCGTCGATTGGCCCCGTGATCGCTTCCAACATCACGCCGCCCTCGACCCGCCGAAAGTGTTCGATGATTGCCAGCTTCATTTGTTCTGCTCCTTGTAAGGTGTCTAGCGGGGGACGGGGTTCAGTGCGTGAATCTTGAGCGTCTTGCGGTCCATCCGAAGGTGCTTGGCGCCAATCGCCTCTTGCACCAGCATGACGACCCGCAACCGATTGAGGCCAGCCGCCAGCAAGGGCGCCTCAACCTCTGTGAGCCTCGCGCCACCCTTGGCGGCATCATACATCATTTGCATTGCGTCGCGGACCGTCATTGGTTCGACTCCGTTGAGGACAGCCATAGACTAGGCATAACGCGGGCCACAGACACGGAAACCTATAAGACACGGTAGGACATAGGGTTAGTGATAGTTGCACCTGCAAGTAATCCGGGAAGGATCGCGGCAAAGGTAGAATCTCTTGCAGACTACAAACAGCTTCGGTCTCCATTCGGTACAGTCTACGGGGTCCGTTCGGTGTCACCGCTGTCAATGGCTAAAGGTTACAGCTTGACACGCGAATGTAACGATACGCGAATCAGACTTGACGGCGCCAACATCTCCCCCTTACAATCCCCCTCTCAAACCGCTTGCTCTTGCTCCTGTCTCTGCTCTCCGCTTCGCTCCTGCCCTACCACACAAGCCAGACACGGTACTGGGTCAACTTGAAAGTGACAATTGAAAAGTGACTGATTATCGGTCACTCTGATTTAATGAGCCTTCTTCACTCTTTTTACGGTGGGGAAGGTCTATGCCCGCGTCGGTGCTATACCCCCTGTTCTTCGTCGTCAGTGTTGTTATAGAAGGCCGTAACCTCGGGATGACTAAATCTCCCGCCCCGCCAACAAATCGCGTAGCAGCACTTGGTCCAGTGCTTTACCCCAAACACGTCGCGATAGTCGCATCGTCCCGCGATGAACAACTGCTCGCCGCTACTCCCGTCACGGATTCCGGGCATTCGCGTGACGATGAACAGGGCGATCGTAGCTACGCCCAATACCAACGTGACTCTCACCAACCAGCCGTTGTAGGTGGCGATCCGCTCCTCCGCGCGTTTTGGCGCGGCATCGCGCAGGCCGTTATATGCTGCATTGGCCTTGGCGTCCTCATAGCGGCCTTGCTCCAGGATGAGCGTACTAGCCAACAGGCAAGCGGCCACAAAAAAGAGCAGCCACTCTCTACGGGTGGGCTTTAGCATGACTAGAACCTACGCCCCGCCGTTGACCCCGCGCTATGTTCCGGCCCGACCCCCACAGGAACGGCCACCCATGACCATCGTCGCAGGATTCCCCGGCAAGGGGATGCAGGTAAGTGGTGAAAACAACCCGGAACGTGCGTTCGTTTTGCTGGCTGCCGACTCGGAGGAAAGCGGATACGTCCTCAAGTCATCAGTTCGCAAAATCGCGGCTATCGAAAAGACAAAATGGAAGTGCCTTATCGGCGGTGCCGGTGGCGGTCAGTTTATTGACTTTGCTGTTCAGGAGATTGGACAGCGTTTGCCCGATGGGCTAACACTCACCGAACTACGGGAAGGCATTGAAAAGATTGTCACCGAGATTCATCAGAAACGAATCCGGCCTCTGAAAGAATCCGGGCATGAGTTTGAGTTGTTGTGCGCGTTGTGGGTTTCGGGCGAAGGCGTTCAGCTCGTCAAGGTGGGGCGCGGGTGCAGCTTGATTGAGTGTCAGCCAATCACGATTGGCTATGGAGAGCATCTCGCCCGCTACCTGATTGACACCTACTATGTCTGGGATAGGCCGTTATACCACGTCATGCGCCTAGCTGTATATCTCCTGTCGCAGGTCAAAAAGTTTGTTCTGTCGTGTGGTGGCGCAAGTCAGATCATGTGGATTGACGATGCGGGATTGATCGGCGAGATGCCGTTGGAGACGGTGACAGAACATGAGCGATCGAATACGGCTGTGATGACAGTGGGGCCGCGCGGACTCCTTTACCTTGCCGACCCAGACGGGTGGGGAAAGAACCTTTCGAAGGTTGAAGGGGTTATCGACGATGTGGGCAAAATGGTGAAGGACAACATCCGTAAGCATTACCCCGAGCTTGTGCCCCCGGTTCAGTCAGATCGCGTCGTCAAGGCGATCGCGGCGCTCAAGACGGGGAACGATGGAGAGGTTGCGCCGGTCGCGGCGGATAAGTAGCCTTATGGATGCCAAAGCGCTCAAGCAAGCCAGCGTCCGATCCCAACGTGGCGGCTCATCGTGCCGTTGCGAGACTGACGGGTAGCACGGAAGAACCCGCCAAGCCCAAACCCGTGAAAAAGAATCCCGCCGCTATCGCATTAGGTCGGTTGGGTGGGCGGATTGGTGGGAAGGCGAGAGCGAAGAACCTCACCGCCGAACAGCTTGCGGAGATCGGGCGGTTGGGGGCCGCGAAGCGGTGGGGCAAAAAGCCCAAGAAGTGACTTGTATTGCGAGGCGCGGGTAGGTACTGTTGCGGAGGCACGGAGAAGCGGTACCGGGGCTTACTGACCCGATTCAACACGCCGCTGGTTGGTACTCGTAGCTCAAGCAGCAGAGCGCCGGACTCGTAAACTGGTGATACGGGTGCAAGTCCCGTCGAGTACCCACCCCTGCCCACCAAATAAACCCCGAAAGCATGGACTTGCGTTGGTAGGGCATTTGCCCTAACATGATGTCACGAGTCCGGCGCAAGTAGGTGCGCTTAGCTACAGGAGACGGCCCCCGAAGTTTCGGGGGCCGTCTTTGTGTTGTGCCCAATCGCGACTCTTGACAATTCACCCGCTTGACCAACGGCTAAGCAAGAGTGACAATCCAAAGACTTGACAAGAGGCCCTTGGTGTTCCTACTATCCTCACCAAGCGAAGCGACCGGGTGAGGCCCGCTGCGAGCCTGACCAGGGCGAGAACAAGCAATGACCGATCACACCTAGACCTACCAACCACACCAGACCAGCCCACGCCACCGGCAGGGACAGCCATCCTGTTACGCCAATGCTTACCGATGATGGATGGATGATGGTGCTAAGTGGAACGATAGACAAGACAAGCACGGTATCTAGTCTTCTACGCGCTGTCCCTGTCCCTTACCCGCACACACGAGGGCTCGAGACGAGACAGGCCAGGCCGCTACGCGGCAGCGGCAGAGCCGCTGAGGATGCTGGATGGTTGTCAGACCCCCCCGTCAGTGAGGAAGCCGGGGCCGATGCCGTAGCCACCGTCTGAGACAGCCGTTACCCATTGAAACCGTACAGCCTTGCCTGTTTCTTTTTTTTTAGTAGGTTTCTGGGGTGAATCCTTTCAAGCAGTTCTTGGACACCTACCAGAACGACCCGGTACGGTTTGTCCGGGAGCAGTTCAAGGCAGAGCCGGACCTGTGGCAGGCCGATATCCTGCGAAAGCTGGCGTTGGGAGAGCGGCAGATCTCGGTGGCCTCTGGACACAGTGTCGGGAAAACGGCCTTGGAGGGGTGGGCGGCGGTCTGGACGGTGTTGTGTCATCTCCCCGTCAGAGTGGTGGTCACCGCCCCCTCCGCTCCGCAGTTGTTCGATGTATTTTATCCAGAGTTACTGCGGTGGATTAGCCAGATGCCCAAGGCGACTCAGGACCTCTTGGACATCCAATCCGACAGCATCAAGCTCAAAGCCTCTCCAGCCTCTTCCTTCATCACGATTAGAACAGCGAGAGCCGAAACCCCTGAAGCGATTGCAGGAGCCCATGCGGTTGGGGGGAAGATCCTGCTGATCATCGACGAAGCCTCCGGGATGGATGAGCGGGCGATGGAGAGCTTGGCTGGTTCGATGGCCCAAGAGGGCGCGGCGATGCTGTTGATGGGCAACCCCGTCAGAGTGTCGGGGTATTTCTTCGACACCCACCACAAGCTGAAGGACCGCTGGAGTACCTACCAAGTCAGTACCTTGGACTGCCCGCGAGTCCCTGAGAGTTGGGTCGAAGAGATGAAGGTCCGGTATGGCGAGGAGAGCAACGCCTACCGGGTGCGGGTCTTAGGGCAGTTCCCTCAAGGCGATGATGACACCGCCATTCCCTTGGATCTGGTGGTGGCGGCGATGGAGCGAGAAGTCCAACTGGCCCCGAACACCCCAGAGGTCTGGGGACTGGACGTAGCCCGGTTTGGGTCGGATTCCAGCGTCCTCTGCAAGAGAAAGGGCCGGTTGGTCCCGGAAACCCCAAGAGTCTGGCGGAACCTCGACCTGATGCAGCTCTGTGGACGAGTGGTGGCAGAATGGGAGGCTCTGGACGAGAAACACCGTCCCGTCGAGATCCTGGTGGATGCCATTGGGATGGGCGCTGGCGTCGTGGATCGGTTGAGAGAGCTGAATCTCCCGGTGAGGGGCATCAACGTCTCGGAAAGCCCCAGTATCGCCGGGACTCATGCCAACCTCCGAGCGGAACTGCTCTACAAGTGTTTAGCGTGGCTCCAAGGGCGAGATGTCCAACTACCTGTGGATGGACTACCCCCCAATACCAGTGTGAGTGAGCGGCTGAAGGCCGAGTTGACCTCCATTCGCTTCAAGTTTTCTTCTTCGGGAAAGATCCAACTGGAATCCAAGGACGATATGCGCCGGAGAGGCTTGAGTAGCCCTGACGTGGCGGATTCCTTGGTCCTGACCTTTGCGAGTAATGCCGCTACGCTGGGAGGCCAGCCCGGACTCAGTTGGGGTAAGACCCTCAAACGTGGACTCAGCCGACTTGCCTAACTGGACCCTCATCTTCCGGGTCTTCGGGAACCGAGACGCCGAGTGGCTCGTCGCCGTGGTCGAGCGTCCGTGGGGACCAACCTACGACGGGGAACACCACCTCACGTTACGACAGTTTCCCGTGAAACAGAAGTAATTCATAGCTAGACAGGGAGAGGTTGGCTGAGTATCTTTCGCCGTGAGTCTCTACAAGCGCAAGAAACACACGCTCTCCGGTACATGGCCCAAGTACCTTTTCGCCCAACTCACGAGACAAAGACGCCGCTGTTACTGGTGTAAGTCCAAACTCATCCTTTGGCACGCCGATCATGTCATTCCACTTAGAAAGGGCGGTCAGCACGTTCATACGAACGTCGTAATCTCCTGCCCGACCTGTAATATCAGAAAACTAGACAAGATGCCCGACCAGTGGTGCGGGAGGTTGTTGTAGGCCAATAACCATGCCACCCCTTGACAAACGGATGGCCCCGGACGTAGACTGATGTGAGCAATCACTCACAGGGGTCTGATGCAAGCTGGTCTGCGTAGTCCTGCCGATCAAATCAACACCCTCGTCCGCTCGGACACCCCCGGTCTGTTAGACCTCCAAGAAGCCTTTACCCGAGAATACCAGCAAGCCCGAGACTTCATCGACGGCGATGTGGGTCCAGAACGCGCACAGGCCACCAAGTACTACTTGGGCCAGCCCTTTGGGAATGAGGAAGAAGGCCGAAGTCAGGTCATTTCGAGAGATGTCCGGGATACCATCCTCAACTACCTCCCCTCCACGATGCGAGTGTTGTTTGGCGGAGAGAAGGCGGTGGAGTACGTCCCGATCAATGAGTCCGATGTCCCGTTTGCCGAGCAAGCCACCGACTATGTGAATCTCGTGGTGCTCAGGCAGGACAATGACGGGTTCCTCGAATGTTATGCCGCTGTCAAAGACGCCCTGACCCGCAAGGTGGGGTTCTTGAAGTGGTGGTGGGACACCCGACTCACGATTACCGGCTCCAGCTACTCGGGGCTCGACGAAACGGCCCTGACCAAGCTGGCCCATGACCCGGAAATCTCCGAACTCCAGGTCACCAGACAGCCGGACCAGATCAACCCCACCTACGACTGTACTGCTACCCGAACGGTCAAGACCGGACGGGCCAGATTCTCTAGCGTCCCTCCTGAAGAAGTCCTCATCAACCGCGAAGCCCGAAGCTTTCGAGATGCGCGAGCCGTCTTTCACCGCAGAACGATGCTCGTGACCGACCTCGTGGCGATGGGCTTCGATCTGGACGACATTCTGGATGGGGCGCAATCGTCTAGCTCCCTAGAGGGCAACCAAGAGGCGATAGCTCGCCTTCCGGGGGGCATTGCCTACGTCGATAGTGGTAGTTCTGACCTGCTCCGCAAGGTCCTGTACGTCGAAGGCTATTTGCTGACCGAGGTGGAAGGTGAACCAATAGCTTCTTTGCACAAAGTCTGTGCGCTTGGAGACGTGGGCCATATCCTGACCCTCAAGGGCCAGCCTGCGGTTGAGCGGATCGACCGGATTCCGTTTGCGAGTCTCTGTCCTGATCCCGAGCCGCATACGTTCTTCGGGTTGTGTCCAGCAGACCTGACGATGGACATCCAGCGGATCAAGTCCGACATCCAGCGCGGGATGCTGGATAGCCTCAGCCTCAGTATTGAGCCGAGAACGGAAGTCGTAGAGGGGCAGGTCAACCTTCATGATTTGATGAACCCGGAAGTCAATCGGATTATCCGAGTTCGTAGTCCGGGGCAGATGCGGGAAGTCAGCACCCCCTTCTTGGGGAATGACTGTCTCCCGGTCCTGAGTTACTACGATCAAGTCGTCCAACAGCGCACCAAGCAAAACGACGCCTCGCAGGGGCTTGACGCCGATGCTTTGCAGTCCACCACGAAAGCTGGCGTCGCCGCAACCATCAACGCCGCCCAAGCGCAGCAGGAATTGACGGCCCGCATCTTTGCCGAAGGCGGGTGGCGCGACCTGTTCCGTGGCTTGTTGCAACTGCTGGTCAGGAACCAAGACCAGCCCCGCATGGTGCGTCTCAGGGATAAGTGGGTGCCCATTGATCCAAGACAGTGGAACGCCGAGATGGACGTGGCGATCAATGTGGCGTTGGGAGCAGGAACCCATGAGGACAAGATCAACTACCTGACGGCCATTGCGGCCAAGCAGGAGCAGATCATCCAGACGCTTGGGGCGAATAATCCTCTCGTCACCCCTCAGCAGTACCGCTACACGCTTGGGAAGATGGTCGAGATGGCGGGCTTCCGCGATGCCTCCCAGTTCTTCACCGTCCTGCCTCCAGATTACAAAGTCCCTGATACACCACCAACGCCGGATGCGACACAGGTCTTGGCGCAGGTGCAGATGGCGGAACTCAATCTCAAGGCGCAGATCGAAGCGGCCAAGATCCAGTTCGAGAAGTACAAGGCCGACTTGAACTCCTCGGATCTTCGCTACCGTGCCGATGTCGCCGCTCACGCCTCAGTCATGCAGGGCGAAGCGCGAGCCGGGATGCAGTTCCAGCAGGCGCAGATCGATGCCGTCACCGATGCCGCCGCCCAGCAGACCGACGCGGAAACCCAGAAGCACCTGACGCTCATCAAAGCCATCTCGGATCACGCCCAAGCCGGACAGCAGCAAGGGGCGGATATGCAGCAGACCGCGATGGAACACGGATCACAGATGATGCAGCAAGCCCAACAGCACCAGCACGAACAGCAGATGCAGGCGAACGCACCAACCCCAGGGAGTGCCGAATGAGTGATTTGAGTCTTGAACAGCGCATCAATCGCTTGGAGTCTGAAATCTTCCCCGGTGGGGTGCTGACCGCCTCCGATGGCGGACTCTCGGTGTCTCCCGATCCCTCAGATGTGCAGATCGAGAAGGGGACGACTAAGTGGTTCACCGTCTCGGGCCTGAACTTCGATGAGTCGGTCTACGTCTTTGCCGACCCACCGAGGATCGTGAGTGCTGTTGTTGACGGGCACTCCATTGGGGTGCATGGCGTCGATAGCGGTCCCGCAGGCGCACGGGGTCATGTCTCTGTTCCCCGCAACGGACTGCCGGGTGTGGATTTCTATGTGAACATCATCCCCGCCAAGATCGTGGCTCCTGTCGATGGTATTGGGATTCCAACCGGAGAGAACGCATGACATGGCTATTCGTGGGACTCTTGCTTGGTGTGATCCTTGGGATTTACGCCGAACGCCAGAACTGGATCAAGTGAGTCTGTTGCACGATGGGATCGAACGACTGCGCCTCTTGCTCGACCCCGCAAGGGACGCCGAAAAGCTGTTGGAGTATCCGGGGTTCCAGCGGGCGTTGACCGACGTGCGGAAGGCGGCTCTTGACACCTTCACCAATTCTAGCCCAGCCCAGACCGCTGAACGGGACAATGCCTACTGGCTCCTCAGAGCCTTGGATGGAGTCGAAGTCGCCCTACAAAACCGCGTGAACGAGTACGAGTTGGAGCAGAAGATCCAGAACAAGCAGGCCATTATCCACGCCCGACAGGGCTAAGAGGAACCATGCCAACACCGGAAACGACTGGCGCGACTGATGTGAAGGGTGGCGCTGCCGCCATCCTGTCCCTGATGGGCAATGCAGCTACCGAAGGAGAAGACGTGCCACCCGATGAGGAGACTGGCGCGGACGACCCGACACCCGAGACTGAGGAAGCCGCACCGGAAACGGAGACTGCGGACGAACCAGAAGCGGATGGAGAAGCGGAAGAAGTCCCCGAGGATACCACACTCACCGTCAAGGTGGATGGTAAGACCGAAAAGGTCAGCCTCAAGGAACTGAAGTCCGGCTACTCCCGACAGGCCGATTACACCAAGAAAACGCAGGAACTCGCCGCCAACAGAAAAGCGGCAGATGCCGAGATCGCGCAGACGCAGGCCGAACGCTCCCAGTTACAGGCAGCCTTGACGCAAGTCAAGACCTCTCTGGATGCCAACGCCCCGCAGCGTCCCGATCCGGCCCTGTATGACACCAATCCCTCTGAGTTCAACTATCAGTCGGAGATGTACCGCCGTCACCAAGAGCAGACCCAACAGGTTCAAGAGGCTCAACGCGAACTGACCGCACGACAGACTGCCGACCAGCAGAAAGTCATGCATCAGCACCTCGTCGAAGGGCAGAAGATCCTGCGGGAGAAGATCCCCAGCTGGTCTGATCCGAAAGTGATGGCGAAGGAACAAGCCAGTCTCGCGGAGTTTGCCAAGAGTGATCTTGGGTATACCGATGAGGAACTGGCGCAAGTCACCGATCCCCGAGCGGTTCTCGCCTTGCATAAGGCATGGAGAGGACACCTCTTGGCGACGGCCAAACCCGTGACCCCTGTTCCCCTCAAAGCCGTGACGCCAACGGTCAAGCCCGGCGCGCAGCCCGAAGGTCGGTCTGCCACCTCACGCAAGGCCATTGAGAAAGCCGCTAAGACGGGACACTTCAAAGACGCAGCCGCAGCCCTCGTTGGGCTGATCTAACCGGAGTAACAAGTGGCAATTGCAACCAACGCCTTTACCGGCTTCGACCAGATTGGTAAGCGCGAATCCCTGGCGAATGTGATCTTCAACATCTCGCCGCAGGACACCCCGTTCATGTCGAACGCGGGCCGCACGACCGTCGAAAACCCGTTCTACGAGTGGCAGACCGACTCGCTGGCGGCTGCCGCAGGCAACTCGGCGCTGGACGGCGACGATTCACCGTCCGCCACCGCCGTTGTGCCAACCGTGCGTCTGGGCAACTACTGCCAGATCTCCCGCAAGATCCCGATGGTCACGGACCGGACGGGTTTCATCAAGACGGCAGGCCGGGCGAATGAACTCGCCTATCAGGTCGCCAAGATGGGCGCGGAACTCAAGCGGGACATGGAGTATGTGCTGATCGGTGGCGCAGCTGCCGTCGGCGGCCAGATCGCCGTGGCGGGTGGCACCACGACCGCCCCGAATACCGCCTCACTGGCCTGCTTCCTCAAGACGAACGCCAACAAGGGTGCTGGTGGCGCGAACCCGACCTACACCACGTTCCCGAACGGCGTGCGGACGGTCGGTACACTCCGCAACTTCACCGAAACCATCCTGAAGGATCTCCAGAAGCAGTGCTTCGTGTCGGGCGGCAAGCCGACGATCCTGATGTGTGGCCCGGTCAACAAGCAGCGCACCTCTGGCTTTGCCGGTATTGCTGCCCTGACCGCCTTCACCACGGGCACCAAGGAACCGTCGATCATCGGCGCGGCCTCGGTGTACGTTGGGGATTTCGGCACGGTCACGGTGGTGCCGAATCGGTTCCAGAACGAGTACGAGGCGTTCCTGCTCGACCCGGACTACATCGACATCGCGTATCTGCGTCCGTTTGAAGTCAAGACGCTCGCGAAGTCCGGTGACGCCGAGAAGCGGTTGCTGATCGTGGACTACGGCCTCAAGATCGGGACCGAGAAGGCCCACGGCATCGCCGCCGACCTGAATATTACGTAAGCTATTGCGGCGTAAGGACTTAGCCGCTTTAGTGTAACGTAAGTGCCCGTGGACCACGCCAAAGCGCGGGTCTGGAATACCGAGCGGTTCAATTCCCTCGGACGGGTATCAAACTCTTGGAGGCTGTGTGATCAACGAACCGCTGTTTTTCAGTTACTCGGCTCCGCAGACGGTGGCGTATACGGGCACCGCTGGCACCTCGACGGTCTTGGGGGCGCAGACGAATTATGCCCGGTTGTATTCCTCGACCGACTGCTGGGTGCTGATTACCCAAGCCGGAACCGCTGCCACCACCGCGAATGGCTTCTATCTCGGCCTCGGGAAACCCGAGATTGTCCGGGTGCCATCGAGTGCCAAGATCAGCGCGATCCAGAACTCTGCCGGTGGCAATCTCTATATCTCGGAATGTGATCGCTGATGAGTTTCGTCAAGCGGGTAGCGCATTGAGCTACCTCGGTCACGTCCGGGCGAACGCGGGGCAGTTCTTCCAGCAGTTCCCCGAACGGCTGTCCGTCGCGGCAGGGAATGGCATGGGGGAAACGCTGGTCGTGATGGCGGGCTTTCTGGATGACGACCTACTCGGCTTGGGCCTTGGGCCGTTTCAGGAAACACTGGTCTGTGAAGATGACCAAGGGAATGGGTACGAAAAGGTGGGCTATGCGATGCCGGGGTTGGTCCATGACTTCTTTACCGGACCCGCCAAGCCCTTTGGCGATGCGGCACTCGTTGTCTGGGTCGCCAGAAACGCCAAGGCAAACGCGACCGTCACCGCGAGGGGCTTTCACACAACCGGGCAGTTCCAGCGGCAGTTGAATCTCCTGGTGCTGCGCTTCTCCTCGGGAAGCATTGTCGCCAAGCAAGTCGGTGGCATCGTGGAGCAAACCCAAGGACCGTTTACCCAGTACCGCCACAATCTCAATCTCCCGGTGAAGTCCACCGTCGTGTTGATGGTGCATGACACGGATGGCTGGATCGCCAATCGGGTGTGGGACGTACCCGGCTTGCAGGTCGTGGTCAACGAGCCGTGGGGGAACGGGGGATTGTTCGCCAACATGGTCGCCGTGGGTGAGTTCCCCGCTGGCCCGGTGTCCCTGACGGAGACGCAGCCCTTCGTGGACAACATCGGGATTCGCTATTGCACGATCAGCTTGGCCTTGGGGTCTGGGGTCTTGGCGGAAGCCCTCTCGGTCGCTTCTCACGTTTCGCAGCTCGCGCAAGAACTCACGCGGATCGGCGTATGACTATTTTTCTGCTGGTTGCAATTCTCTCTCTCTTCTTCTGGATGGTCCATATGAAAGCCTCAGTCCAAGCCCTTGTCGATGGCCTTGTTACTACCCGTACCGACCTCGGCGATCTGGCCAATGAACTCGCCCGCATCGAAGCCCTGATTGCCACGCTCGGTGGATCGGATGACCCGGATGTGGTCGCGGCAGTTGCAACACTCGCGCAGGCGAATACCGACTTCGCCGCGTTGCTTGTACGAGCGAAGGCGATCAAGTAAATGGCCGTTGTTTTCATCACCGCAGGCACCAGCTACACCATCCCCGCTGACTGCACTTCCGCCACCGTAGAGTGTTTGGGCGCGGGGGGGGGTGGTGGAGCAGGAAAGACCACCCTCAACAATGGCGGCGGTGGTGGGGGCGGTGGTGGCTATTCCAAGATCACCGGACTGTCGCTTACGCCAAACGCCAGTGTCACGATTCAGGTCGGGGCCGCAGGTACAGGCGGCACGACGAGTGATGCCGCTGGCACCGCAGGCACAGATACATGGTTCAACGGGGCCAATCTTGCGGCCTCCTCTGTGGGAGCCAAGGGTGGCGGCGCGGGCGCGTCAGCCACGACCTCAACGGGTGGTGCGGGTGGCCTCAACACTACCGGCACTGGCACGACCAAGAACTCTGGCGGAGCGGGTGCCACGGGTTCGACCGACAACAACCAAGGCGGCGGCGGTGGCGGTGGTGCAGCCTCGGTCAATGGAACGGGCGCAGCCGGTGGTGGCGCACAGTCCTCCGCAGGTGCTTCTGGTGGTGGTGGTGGATCGGGTGGTGGAAGTGCTGGCGGCAGCGGAGCATCTCAAACTGGCGGTGCGGGTGGCAACAACTCCTCCAGCAGCGGAAGCGGAGCTGGTGGTACGAACGGCAACAGCGGCACCGCAGGCACGGTCGGTGGCGGTGGCGGTGGATCGGGCAACCCGCTGGCCTCGGAAGTCGGTGGCGCGGGTGGGCCGGGGCAGGACTGGGACGCGACCCACGGATCGGGCGGTGGCGGCGGTGGTGCCGGTGCGACCGCAACAGGCGTCGGTGGTGTCGGTGGTGGATATGGCGGCGGTGGTGGCGGCGGTGGGTCGTACTCCGCCGGATTCAGTAAGGGTGGCGACGGCGCAGCGGGCATCATCGTCCTCACCTACACGCCGATTGCCTTGCGATTCCCAACTTTACGAAATCAAGCGGTCAACAGGGCCGCAACCTACTGACATGACTCCCTTTCCTCTGAAGGTCGGCTAACATGGCGCTCTATACGATTTTCAACGGCCCGATGCCCACCACCGCCGCGCAAGTGCCGGTGACGACGGGTACGGCGATCAAGACGCTCTTGCAGCTCAAGCCATTCAACACCTGCAAGATCATTGCGTGGGGCGTGTCGTTTGATGGCTCTGCTGCCGCGACCCCGATCAAGTGCGAACTCTTGGACACCGGCACGGTCTTTGGCACCGTCACCGCCTCCGCCGATGCGGACGTGGCGAAGCTCGGGAGCGTGGAAGATGCCGTGGCCTCTGTCGTCGGGTTGACGCTTGGCACCGCCGCCACAGGCTATACCTGCACCGCGGAAGGCTCGATTACCTCGGTGCGGATGTTCGACGCCGAACTCGTGGCCCCGACCAATCAGTACGCCATGCAGTTCCCCTTGGGTCGGGAGCCGAAGTGCATTATCGGCAACGCGGTGCGGATTCGGGTCACGGCGGGCGCAGCGGTCAATGCGTATGCCTGGATTCAGGTGGAGTTCTAAGTAGATGGCCCGTTTCGGTCGCAGCTTCCTCCCTCATAAAAACCGCAACGCGAGTCTCGCGGCAGCGGCCTCTGGGGCGATTGCCTGCACGTTGGTTGGTGCGGCAATTTGGAGCGCGAGCCTCACCGGAACCGGCGCGTTAGCCTCCAGCCAAACAGGTGTCGCGGTTTGGTCGGCCAGTCTTACGGGTAGTGGGGCGCTTGCCTCTAGTCAGACGGGCGTCGCGATCTGGTCTGGTGCCCTGACGGGCACGGGTGCGCTCGCCACCAGCCAAACGGGCGTCGCGATCTGGAGCGGCACACTTACTCCGCCAGCGGGTTCGATCAGCTTCAGCGCCACGGGACAGGCGATTTGGTCGGGTGCGCTCACCGGCACAGGGGCGTTAGCCAACAGCATGACGGGTGCAGCGATTTGGTCTGCCGCCGTCGCGCAAACACGGAACATCACCCTGACGATGGTGGGCGTGGCGAGTTGGTCTGCCACGATAACGAGTAGCGGCTGGCAGCGATTGACGAACGGCACGACCACATGGGTTCCGGTGACGGGCTCAACGACCACATGGACGAAGGTATAACCTAAGAGGGCAACATGGCAGTCAAGGGCTCGACGTTCGACAATGATTTGATGAAGCTGATTTTCAACGCGACGGCCATTGCCAACATCGCGGACAATGCCGCCGCCTCGCCGCTGACGAACCTCTTTGTCAGTCTCCACACGGCTAACCCCGGAGTGGGTGGATCGCAGACGACCTCTGAGGCCGCCTACACCAGCTATGCACGGGTCACGGTGGCAAGGACTTCGGGTGGGTGGACGGTCTCCGGCGCTGCGGCCACCAACGCCGCAGCGATCAACTTCCCGGCCGCCACGGGTGGCTCGGAGACGGAGACATATGCGGCGGTCGGCACCGCAACCTCAGGCACCGGCAAGATCCTGTATGTCGGCCCACTGACGGCCTCGCTCGCGGTCAGCTCGGGCATCACGCCGAGTTTCGCTATCGGTGCCTTGAGCATCACCGAGTCATAAGATGGACCGTAAGCGCCTCCTCAACGTCAGTCCGATAGATGGAACTCGGACATGGTGGCACGACTCCGACGCCCACGATGATGTGGTCATCGAGGAGGAAATGTTCACCGAACCGCTCTTGGAATTGAATTACGAGAAGCGGAAGGAGCATATCGGGACGAAGATCAAGATGGGCGACGGGAATCATCATGTGGCCGATTTACCAATGGCCCTGTTGTTCAAGCTGAAAGCAATGGGCCATTGGGAGCCGGGCGACCCGACAGGCAAGAAGCTCTTGACGTGGTTGCGCGATCATCCCCGCTGGGCCGTGACCAACGGGCGGTACATATGACACGTCCCCGCAAACTCATCGGCCCAGAGACATTAGAAAAGACGTTATGGCGTGAGCGCCTAGGTGCCTACTCTCGTGAATGGTACGCTAAAAACCGTGAGCGTCGGGCTGGGCTTGTCAAGGCCCACTATCACCGCCGTCGCGCCGAGGGCTGGAAGCAGCCCGTAAAGCAGGAACAGTACCTTCTTTACTCTGCTAGGAAACGAGCGAGGGACTATGAGGTGCCATTCGATATCACAAGCGACTTCGTGTATTCGCTATTGGTGATCGGGACGTGCTTCTACTGCGACCAGCCGTTCGAGAAGGGAACACTCGGTAAGTGGCGCAAGAGTGCAACGCTTGACCGCGTTGATCCAAAGGGGGGCTATACAATGGACAACACTGTGGCGGCATGTGGACGCTGCAATACGATTAAGAACGACGCCTATCCTCACGAATTGTCGCGTATCGCTGACCGCATGGAGATCTTCTTGAAGGGTAAGGAGTCCCGATGAGCATTACCGACTACGCCTCCCTCCAGAGTACGATGGGGAGTTTCCTCAATCGCTCGGACTTGACGAGTGTGCTACCGACGTTTGTCCAGATGGCCGAGTCAGAGTTCTCCCGCGACATCTACTTGCAGGGGAGTTTGACGCAGGCGACGTATCTCTTTATCGCCCAGACCGTCACCCTGCCGACCGACTTGATGCAGCTCGTCAACCTGCGGATTGACCTGGCGAACTACGGCCCCCTTCTCCGAGTTGAGCCGCACGAGTTCGACCGGCTGCAGGCCGTGGCTGCCACGGATACGCCTCGGTACTACACCGTCGTGGGGACGCAGTTGAGCGTCTATCCGACCCCACCGAGTACCGGGATCACGGTCCACATCACCTACACCGCCAGCCTCGCCGCATTGAGCAACAGCAACACGACCAACTGGCTGCTGCTGAAGTACCCAGACTTGTACCTCTATGGCTCCTTGAAGCACACCGCGCCATACCTACGGGATGATGAGCGGATTGCCTTGTGGGATGCCTTGTATCAGAAGGCCAAAGAAGCAGCCTTGATTGCCAACGAGCGGGCCGAGTTTGGTGCGACCCCTCTCACCATCCGTCCAAGCCGAGCGTTTGGACCAGCCCGTACCCTCTCTGGAGTCCTCTCGTGAAATATGATCCACCGTCCCTTGGAAATATGACCGCTGCCCTCCAGTCGCCGGGAAAGGCGGGCAACACTGTCGTGATGATGGGGTCCATGCGGACGGCCAACCTCGTCATTACCACCGCCGCCGCTGGGGCAGTGAATGGCGCGGCTCTCACCACGCAGCCGGTCATCACCATCACCGACCGCTTCGGGAATACGCTGACAGGCCGCACCGACGTGGTGACGTGTGAGGTCCATCTTGGCGATGGGACGCCGACCACCAATGCGACCGCTACGGCGGTGGCTGGCGTGGCGACGTTCTCCGGTCTCATCGTGGATAGCCCCACGGGCACAAGTTGTCAGTTGCGCTATCGGATTCCGGGCGCTCAAGGTGCCTACCATGTGATTCAGGATGCGGCGATTACGCCGACCGTGGGTGCTGCGGCGTCTGCCGCGATCACTCGCGCTCCGGTGGGTGCAGTGTCTGGGGCGGTACTCGGCACGCAGCCTGTGGTCACGCTCTATGACACCGCTGGACGTGTGGCGACGGGTTCTACGATCAACGTGGTGGCCAGCAAGTTCTCGGGCACGGGCACGCTGTCGGGCTCGTCCATCACGACGGCAGCAGTCGCTGGTGTGGCGACGTTTACCAACCTCGTGATGACCACCGCTGGCACCTACGTCTTGGCGTTCACGCCGACCAGTCTCACGGCGGTCAACTCTGGCACCCTGACCACGAGCTAAGGCATGGCCGATACCGTCACCACTCCACTCTCCCTGACGAAGCCGGAGCCCGGCGCGTCAGCGGGGACGTGGGGACCGAAACTCAATACGGATATGGACCTGCTGGCGGCCACGTTTGACGGCTCTACAGGTCACAGACATACGGGCGGCACAGGAGATGCCCCGACGATTGCGCCTCCTGGCCTGACCGGGCTGACCAGCAATGGGATCGCCGCTCGTACCTCTAGTTCGACGTTCACGCCGCGAACGATTACGGCGGGGACGAACATCAGCGTGACGAATGGCGATGGCGTGTCAGGCAACCCAACGATTGGGTTAGACGCTGCGGCCATCAGTCAGTTGACGAAGAACCCGACCTACCCCACGCACAGTTTGGGGAATATGTCGGGGACGGTCAACATGGATACCCTGACGTACAGCTATTTCTACGGCACCATCACCGGCACGACAACCCTCGCCCTGACGGGTGCCATGACCAATGGCGTCCTCTACATCGGGGTCTTGGAGTTGACCAACGGTGCCGCCGCAGGGATTACCTACCCGTCAGGAACGAAGTGGACGGCGGGGACAGCGCCGACCCTGACGGCTTCTGGCATTGACATTCTGGTGTACTCGACCAGAGATGCCGGAGCGACGAGCTACTGGTCCCTCCGCGTCAGTGACGGGCGGTAAGTGCTAGACCTGCTGATTCCCCCCGTCCCCCTAGTCCCCTTGGTCACGCCGACCTTGGGGACATTCACGGCGAGTGACGCGACCCATCTGGTCTTGAATTGGACCAATGGGAACAGCACCGCCACGACGGAGATTTGGCGACGGACGGGCGCCGCCGCGTCGGCCCTGCTGGCGACCGCGAGTGCGGCAGCCACGACCTACACGGATACCACGGTGGTTGCGGCCACGAACTACGTCTACAAACTGCGGCACCTGAAGGCGGGAGTCTACTCGCCCTTTACCGTCGATAAGAACGGCCACACCACCCCAGCCGCACCGACGAGTCTTGGAGCGGTCGTCACCGGGACCACGGCTGCCCTCTCTTGGACCAACCCCGATCCGACGCTGACCACGAACATCTACCGGACAGGGACAAGCAATGCGACGTACTCCGTCGGAGCGGGTGTCTCGACCTACAACGACACCAGCTTGGCCGATGGCACCTACACCTACAAAGTGCGGGCCTTCGACGGGTCGCTAGAGTCCGCCGATAGCAACAGTGCCAGCGGAACAGTAGATACCACGGTCTCCCCGCCGACGATGACGAGTGCGATTGCCACGGGTAGCACGATTGCGGTCACATGGGTCTGCTTCAACGGCACCCTGCAAACCCGCGTCTATCGCGGGGGAACCTTGATCGCCACCAAGAGTGCGACGGTCACCACGCATAGCGATACCGGATTGGCGAACGGGACGTACAGCTACACCGTCCGGCACTGGAATGGGACGGCGGAATCGGTGAACAGCAGCAGTGCGAGTGATACCGTGGCGGTCGCGAGTATCACCGCGCCCTCGGGATTGACGGGAAGTAACACGCAGTACGCGGATCGCATCTCGTTGAGCTGGACCAATGGGAATGCGGCCAAGCACACGGAGATTTACCGGGCGCTGGGGGCTGGTGCGATGGGGCTCATTGCCACCGCGAATCCCGGGGACACCAGTTACATCGATGACGGGCTGACCCCGAACACCGCCTATCACTACAAGATCCGGCACTACGACACCCCGGACTTCAGTAACTACACCACGATCTTGGATAAGTCCACGCAGAACACCTCGCTGACGAGTGTGGCGGTGGTGGCGAGTGTGGGGTCCAATAAGTTCACCCTGACCTTCACCTACTTCGGGGTCCGGTTCGGCGATGTGTTCATGGACACGGCGACGGATAATACCGGATTGAATAGCGGGTATTCCGTGGCATCGGGCATCGCCAGTCCGTATGCCTTCGACCCCATCAACTTCACGATTGCGAGTGGCCCCACGAGTGGCGGGCAGTTGACCATCAGCCAAGTCCTCCTCCGGGATAGCCTCGGGGCCACGCTGCAAACCGTGAGTAGCGTGATCAGCTCGACGTTCAAGTACGACTCGGGGGTACCGTGAGCGGTCTAAAAGATAAGGATGCGGCGAGGGAGTGGGATCGCCAGTACAGGATCGTCAATCGAGACGCCATTCTCGTGAGAAGGCGTGCCGCCTATGTCGCGAATAAGGAGAAACACCGCGCCTATTACCATGAGCATGGCCCGGCAGCTACCCGCAGGTGCTATGCGAAGCGCAAGTCTGACCCAGTAAGAATGGAGCAACGGCGGAAAACGCGCAGGGAGTGGTACGCTCGTCGCCGTGCGTCGGACATACAGTTCCGACTAGCCAAGGGGCTTCGGGCGCGGGTCGGAATGGCAATCAAGGGCATGGCGATACGCGGTGGTGGTGTCAGGGCCTTGGGTTGCACCGTAGATGAGTGCCGAGCACACATTGAGGCGCGGTTTCTTCCGGGGATGACGTGGCAGAACTGGGGGCTACATGGCTGGCACATTGACCATGTGGTGCCGATATCGCGGTTCAATTTGACCGACCCAGCACAGATGGCGGCGGCTTGCCACTATACCAACCTCCAGCCTCTTTGGGCGGCAGACAATCGCAAGAAGCGCGACAGGTTGCCAGAATGAGCCTGACGAAACTGCGTCTGCCTGCTGGGGTTTACCGCAACGGCACCGCGTATGAAAGTCAGGGCCGCTGGCTCTCCTCTAACATGGTGCGCTGGTTCTCTGGCACGATTCGTCCCGTGGGCGGCTGGATCTACGCCGGAAGTGCCTTCTTGGATGGCGCAGGTCGAGGGATTGTCACATGGCGAGCCAACAGCTACCAAGCATGGGCAGGTATCGGCACCCCGAATAAGCTCTGGGCCTTTGATGGGGATGTGCTGTCGGACATCACCCCCGCCGCGTTTCCTGCGGGAAACGTGAATACCGCCGTCCCCTCAGGCTATGGGTCAGGGAATTACGGGGCAGGCAACTACGGCTCTTCACCCGGCGGGACCACGCAAGCGGCGACGACGTGGAGTGTCGATCACTTCGGGCAGAATCTGGTGGCCTGTGCCTCCCATGATCGGGTGATCTACGAGTGGGCCTTAGTGGTCGCGACTCCCGCCGCGGCTGTCGCAGGTGCCCCCACCGCCAATGCCTGCTTTGTCACGAACGAACGCTTCTTGGTGGCCTTAGGAGCGGGGAGTAATCCCCGTACCGTGCAATGGTCAGATCAGGAAGCGGACACCACCTGGACTCCAACCGCTCTAAACCAAGCGGGAAGCCTGAATCTCCAAACCTCCGGCATCATCATCAAAGGCTTGCGGGTGCGGGGGCACAACATCATTCTGACGACCACGGACTGCTGGACGATGAAGTACATCGGGCCACAGTTGGTCTACTCGTTTGAGTTGGCGGGAGATAAGTGCGGGCTGATCGGTCCGAACGCTGCTGTCGCGGTCGATGGCGGAGCCTTCTGGATGGGCAGTAATGGCTTCTATCGGTACGACGGGAACCGGGTGACGGATCTGGATTGCGACGTGTTCGATTATGTCTTTTCTGACATAAACCTCGGAGAGCGGGCCAAGGTCAACGCCGCACAGAACAGCGCGTTCAACGAGGTGACGTGGTGGTTCTGCTCCAAGAACTCCACGACGATTGATAAGGCGGTGACGTACAACTACGCCGAGAACCATTGGGCCATCCATGCCACCCCGTACCTCCGTAGCTGCTGGGCGGACGCCGATGTGTTTGACTGGCCGCTGGCTTGCTCGGATACGGGACGCATCTACTTCCAAGAGCGTGGCTGGCTGAACAACACACTACCAAGGACGAGTCAGGTCTACGCCCAGAGTGGTCCGGTGGAAATCGGCAATGGGGACCAGACCTACATGATCCGTCAGGTGATCCCGGATGAGGTCACTCCGGGTGCATGGCAGGCGCGGTTCGCGGCCAGCTACACCCCAGAGGGCGCAAGCATTAGCTCGGGGACGTTGGCCTTGCTGCCGTACACGGATGTACGACTGAGTGGGCGACAGATGACGGTGCAGATCGAAGGCGTGACGGACGCGGATAATCGGATTGGTGTATTCCGGGTGGATAACGTTCCGGCGAGTGGCAGATAATGGCGACCGACATCCTCCGCAAGTTCGACTGCTTCGCTGGGGATATGGGGAAGAAACTCCATAATCTCTCCACCGACACCATCAAGGCGTACCTGACCAACACCTTACCCGTCCGAACGAACACGGTCTACAACACGCCCGTCGATCTCGCCACGGCCAACGGCTATACGAATGGCGGGGTGAGTATCACCGCGACCTACACCGGGGCGAGCGGGGTCTGGACGCTCGGCATGACGACGTTCACCGTCACCGCAGCAGGGGGGAACATTGGCCCCTTCCGCTATGTGGTGTTCTACAACTTCACCGCTGCGGCCAAGAACCTGATTGGCTGGCTGGACTACGGAGCCAACCTGACGGTGGCGGACACCCAGACCTTTGCGCTGCCCACTGGGGCGGTCTTGACCGTCACATGAGTACCTACACCCTGACCCCGACGCCTGCCGCTGTCACTATTAGCGGCGCGAGCATTGCAATGACGGGCCCGGCGTTTACTCGGCCTACCGCTCGGTCGGGGATGACCCTGCCCACGGTGCCGGGTCAGTACGATCAGGATACCGAAGTCGAACGCAACAGAATCGTGATTGCTGCCGATGAGCGGAACTTCAAGCGCGGCAGAGATGTGAGCCTCGACAGCGAACGTTTCATTCTTCCAAGCCCCAACGGTCGCCGCTGGAACATCACGGTGAGCGATGCGGGTGTCCTCACCACTACGGTCCTCCCATGAGTCTGAACGTCAGTCAAGAGTCCTTCGTGGAAATCTGGGAACGCGTCGAGCCGTGGCTGATTCACGCCTTGGAACACTCCGGGTCCGTGGACTCCATCATCGACGTGCGACAGGCCGTAAGGGAGGGCAAGTGCCAACTCTTTGTCCATGAGAGCGGAGCTGCTGTCACGATGGTGGATGACACGGCGAGAGTCCCGACGCTTCAGGTGTGGTTGATGGGCGGAGACATGAAAGCGGCTGAAGAAATGCTGCCGGACTTCGAGATGATGGCCGGGATGCTCGGCTGTAAGAAGCTCAGTCTGCTTGGACGAACTGGTTGGCAAAAGACATTCTTGACCAAGGTGGGTTTCAAGATTACCGCCGTGGTGATGGAAAAGACCTTGAGGGAACCCCCGAAGATTGAGGTGGTCGATGGGCAAGGATAAGAGCACGACTTCAACCACAGCGGTTGATCCGACCACCGCCGCGAGACAGGCGCAGTTGTGGACCTCCGCGAACAAGCTGCCGTCGAGCTTCGTGCCGTACACCGGGGAACTGGTGGCTCCGACGACCGACCAGCAGAACCTCGGCTTCGGGCAGACCGCGGGCGCTTCGCAGATCGCACAGCCCGGTTATGCACGGGCGGCGGGCATCGCGGGAGACGTTGGGAACTACCAGCCCCAGACGATCAATTCTTCTGGCTATACCCCGTCGATGGTTGGCGATACTGGCGCGGCGAATGCGACGGCGATTAGCGGGGCAACGAACTTCACCCCGCAGGACATCAACCCTAATCAGTTTCAGGGAGGAAGTGCGAGTCCCGGTGTCGCCACGAGCCAGAGTTTTCCTGATGCCGACATCAACAAGTACCTGAACCCGTACATCTCCAATGTGGTCGATACCACCAACGCGGACACGGAACGCCAGCGGCAAATCCAGATCGCCTCTGGACAGGCGCAGGCGACCGCAGCAGGCGCGTATGGTGGCTCACGGCACGGCGTCGCCGATAGTCTGACGAACGAAGCGGCCCTGCGAACGGAGGCCCAGAACGCGGCACAACTCCGAAGCGCGGGCTATACACAGGCGGCGGGACAGATTGCCGGGGACCAGAACCGAGCGGCGGGTGTGAGTACCGCGAACGCGGGCAACGCGACGGGCGCAAGCATCGCCACGCTTGGGGCGGGAACCGCTGCCGGGGCGCAGCGTCTTGGCGCCTTGACGAACAATGCAAACCTAGGCCTTGGGGCGGCGGATCTGCGGTTGCGTGGAGCACAGTCGGACCAGAGTGCTGGCCTCACCGCCTCGCTCGCCAACCTCGCCAACCGGACGACGCTCGGCACATACAACGCGGGCGCAGCGAACGCGGCGGGAGCCTTTAGGGCGGGTGCGGCCAATACCGCGTCGGCAGGCAACGCGAATCTCGGACTCGCTGGTGCGAACACCAGACTCGGGGCAGCGCAGACCTTGGGCGGCTTGTCGGCGGGTGCCCAAACCTCCGCCTTGCAGGGCGCTGGAGCCAACATCGCGGCAGGTGGAGTCCAGCAGAATACGAACCAGAACATCGACACGGCAGCGCACAACCAGTTCACGCAAGCGCAGCAGTTTCCCTATCAGTACCAGCAGTTCCTTCAGGGCTTCACGGGGACACCGGGATATACGCAGACCAAGACGCAGAAGGGCAACCTGTTTGGGGACATCCTCGGCGCGGCTGGAAGCATTGGTGGGGCATTGTTCAAGAAGTCCCCTGTTGGCGCAGCGGTAAGTGCGGGGGCCGGACTCTTGGGCGGTGGCGTGTCGGGTGGTGGTGGGACCGACGACGGGACGGATGATAACCAGCTTCCACCGTGGATGCGCTAAATGATGAACAGCCTCCTTGGCAACTACGCGCAAGACGAAGAAGATCCGGCGCTCCAAACCCTCAAGGGTCAGGTCGGGCAGCAGAACCCGAGCTTCTTTCCGTTCAAGGGCGTGACGGGTCAGAGCGGCGCGAATAGTCTGATGACCGCACCCCCAATGGAGTCTACTGCTCCGGGCGCGGGACCAAAGCCGCAGGGTGGTCCTCCCGCTCCAATGGGGCCACAGCTACCCGATCCCGAGCAGCCAAGCAACGCGTTTCGTAATGCTTTGCTGGCAGGCTCACAAGCGGCCTCTCAGGCACCAGCCTATGACTCTCCGGTATCTACCCTAGTCTCGACCTTGGCAAAAGGGATTCAAGGCGGCGCCCAGCAGTTCACGGCGACGAGAGATGCGGAGAAGGATCGCAGTCTCCAGATGGCGGCACAGCAGCGGTTCCGGCAGGGTGTACAGGGATTGGTGGGGAAGAACGGCTTTACCCAAGAGAACGCGGATTACATCAACACGCTCCCGATGGATGAGGCCAACAAGATCGTCAGCAAGTTGCTAGAGCCGGACAAGCTGATTTCCGTGGCGGGCGTGGGTGGTGTACGAGAGCGTAGTGGGCAGGTTGACGCGCCGATCTCCAGGGAACCCAAGTCGCCGTCGAATCAGGTGGAGTTGACGATTGCCGCTGCCCAAGAAGCGGACCCGAACGGGCCAATGCACCAAGCCTATGCAATGGGCATGAAGGCTCCGAAGCCACCGATGGACATGAGCCTCGACCAGAAGGGCATCGCGGCCAGCATCAATCTCGATCCAAGCAAGGTGGATGAATGGAGTGAGGCAGACCGCAAGCGGTTCTATGGGGCGCTGTACAGCATGAAGTCGGCCCCGGCCTCGGTCACGGTGGCGGGCGTAGCACCGAACCAGTTCCACTTGAAGGTACTCACCGATCTCGGGACGAGTCAGACCGACGCCATCCTTGCCCGCCAGAGCATCGAGCGGAACAATCGGGATATTGCCTTGCTCAACGGCGGAGCCTACACCGGATCAGCGGCGGGCGCACGACAGGCGCTCGGGACGTTCCTTGGGACGCAGGACGCGGCCAACACCGCTCAGGTCATCGCGGATCGCGCCCAGTCCGTCATCCAGAACCTCCCGAAGAACGCGCCTCGGTCGAACAATATGCTCACGTTGGAGAAGGCGGCGCGTGGTGGAAATATGTCCGATCCGGTCGCAGCCCTGAAGTCCATTATGGCAGCGGAGAACGATGTCTTGCAGCAGAAGATCGACCTCCACTCTGCCCGGCTTCAGAGCCGAGCCATCAATGATGACGAACGGCAGACGTATGAGCTTCCCCCGGTGCGGGCACCACAACCAGCAGGGGGCAACACCCCGAAGGACGGTGAAGTGGTGAACGGCTATAAGTACCATGCCGATCACGGGCGGTGGGAGAAGTTGCCATGACCGGACCTCCGGTGTTCATGCCTGAGGATTTCGACCCGCGCAAGCAGGGACCGCAGTTCATGCCGCAGGGGTTCGACCCACGTCAAGCGGCCCCACCGCCCGTTCCCGATAGCGGGCCGGGACTTGGCAGCAAGATTGTGCATGGACTGACCTCTCCGGTTCGGGATGCGTTCAATGCTTTGCTGACGCCGGTACAGGGGGAGCAGCGTACCGCGACAATCGGGCGGGGCGGCATCTACCGCCCCGCGATGACGGTGGATCAACAGAACACGCCGGGGAGTATCACCCCGGACCAGCAGCGTCGGGCGGCGATTCATACGGTGGGCACCGCCGCGTCGTTCCTGCCGATTGGCCTTGCCCCAGAACTCGCCAAGGGGGCAAGTCTTGGAACACGGGTGCTGGCCGGTGCCAAGACCGGAATGCAGGCCGGGGCGATTGCCGGAGCCGCCCAAGCCGATCCCGCCCCAGAAACGTCAGGGCTTGCCTCGCTCTTGGAGCGTGGTGGTGGGGCGCTAGCTGGCGGCGCGGCTGGTGGGTTGTTCGGTGGGCTTTTGCCGGTGGGTGGGGCCGTTGCGTCTAAGCCGATTCGGGCTATCAAGGGACTCCTGAGTGGCCCAGATCCCGTGGAGCAAGCCACCCTCAAGAACATCTTTGGCGACCTCCCTGAGAAGGCACAGGACCGCGCCCTCGGTCTGGTAGGGAAGCGACTGGCCAACGCACAGATCGACCCAAGGGCAGTTGCGGCAGATATGGCGTATGCGCCGGGACAAAAGCCCTTGGTCCTTGGAGATGTGGGCCCGGTCAACGCCCCACGTCCGTTGGGTGGATTGGCGGCGGCAGCGTCATCAATTCCGAGTGATGCCCAACAGGAACTCCCGGCCTTTGCGGGAGCCAGAAAGCTCGGTCGTGCGGATCGCTTGTCCTCGGACATTCAGAAGGCCGCTGGTCTATCTCCGGTGGATATGCCGCAACACGCCGATGCGATTCTCAAGAACGCGGGAGATGTCGCGGATGAGATGTACGGCGCAGCGCGGAGAGAGTCGCCCCGCATTACTCTCTCCCCTGAAACCAAGAACTCCTTTGCCGATCCGGTGGTCAAGTCGGCCTTCCAGCAGGCATCGGGTAATGCACGGATCGGTGCGCTGACGGGGGTTCGTGAGGAGCTAGAGTCGCCCTATACCACACAGGGCACCAAGCTGATGGCGGCACTCGCGGACAAGTCGAAGGCGGGTTACGTCAAGGCCATGCAGATGCGCTCCGATCTGGCAAACGCTCTGGCGAAGGGTCGGTTCATGGCCCCAGCCGGACCGGATGGTGTACAGATGCTAGACCTGGAACGTGGGCCGATGCTGGCCAAGGGCGTGTTGAGCGGTGAGGTGCCGATTCAGGACGCGCTCGATACCGAGGTGGGGTCGGCGTGGGGCAAGAAAGAGGCGATCAAAGACAACCTCGACCCCCAGACCTATGACCGTATCATCTCGCGCATTGGAGAAAAGGCGCAGTCTGCCAGCGCGAAGCCGGGCCAGCGCGACGCGGCCTCAGTACTCGGTTCGCTGAAGTCGCAATTGATGGGTGAGTTGGAAGATCAGGCTCCCACCTTTGCCGAAGCGAGGCAGGGACTTGCCACCGCCCACGCTCGGGCGAGGGCCGCACAGGCGGGCGATGAAATCGGGCAGAAGTTCAACAGCATGACCCAGCCACAGATCGCCGCATCCATAGCCGAACACGCCCCGGAACACCTCCCCGACTTGCGGGCTGCTGCCCTCGGTCGGTTGCAGGGCCGGATCATGGATGGAAAGTTCAGCGACCTCATGGACCCCGCGCAAGCCTATGGGAAGGACACGCGCCTCGGGACGCTCTTTGGGGGCGATGCCGCCGACAAGTTCCGCGCCTCGGTCTACCCCGAACAACAGATGCATGGACTAGAACAGTCCATCCTTTCGGGAAGTCGGACAGCGCCACTTGCCGCCGATATGGCCCAGATGTCCGGTGCGCCGATGCTCGACCAAGCCCTGTCTGCCGGACGAACGGGCGTGACGTTCGGCCCGAAGTCGATGGTGCGGAAGATGCTATTCAACGCCTTGGCGGGTCCGGCAAGCGGTATGGAATCTGGTATGACATCGGACATCGCCTCTGCGACCGGGAAGCTCTTGTTGCAGGGCAAGGGTGGTAATCGGCAACTGCTCGATGCGCTCGACCTCCTGGCCCGTCGTCGGGAAGCCCTCTTGCCCACCAAGGCGACGAGCCGCACCGCCAGCGGCTTGCTTGGTAACACGTTCGCACGACCCATCGCAGGACTACTCAGCTCAGGAGAGCAACCATGAAATCCCATCGTTTCGATCCCCCATCAGGACTCGCCAAGCAGGTCAAGACCAAGATGCCGCCGTCTGCTGCTAAGACCTCCGCCAAGGCCGCCAAGGTCACGCCGCTGAAGAAAGTGGCTGCGCCGACCTCGACGCATAGTAAGGCGTTGGGCAAGACGGTTCCGGAGTCGGCCATGAAGAATCGGGTGCCCGTCACGAAAGCCCCCAAGAGTGGCGTCTAATGGAGACGCTGATTGTCGCCATTGTGCTTGTCGTGGTCGTCGGCCTCGCCATCCTGCTCATCAATGAGTCTCCGGTGATGCAGAAGCCGTTGAAGTTGATTGTGATTGCGGCGGCCTTGATCTTCATGCTGCACTACGCTTGGACGCACGGAGTGTTCAAGTGAATTACGCGGTTTGGCTGCCCATCTTTGCGACCCTCGTCATTGGTCTCTGGCGCGGGTCGTTCTGGGCGGTGAACAGTGTCGTTAACGCGCTGACCGCCATCAAAGAAGAAATCTCGGAGCTGCGGTCGGACCTCGACGTGATTGCCTCGCGAGTCAAGATCAACACCGATACGCTGGGGGACCACGAAGGCCGCCTCCGTGTCGTGGAGAAGCGCCCGAGGTCGAAGCCGTGAAGGTGGATTGGCAGCGGCGCAACCCCATCTTCTTCGAGCGCGGGGGCCAATTCAACCCGTCCTTCGTCTTTATCGGGGCGCTGCTGTGTGCGTTGATCTTTGCCGTGGTGTGGTCCGTGTTCCATGCGGATCGCACCGTCGCGGCGCTCGCGGTTTCTGGATTGATTGTCACGGTCAATATTCTGGCGATGACGGCCTCTAGTGAAACCAAGGCCAAGGTGATTGCCGGAGCCACGAGTTCAGGGGACATTGCCAAGGGACTCGCGCACCTCGGCGGATCGACCGAGGAGCATGACCCCGGTACCCCACTGAAGTGACGGAGTTCCAAAGATGTTTGGCGGTGACGCTGAAGTTCGAGGGGGGCAAGAGCGCGAACCCGAACGACCCGGGCGGCAACACGATGATGGGGATTACTCAGGCCACTTACACGGCGAACCGAGCGGAACACGGCCTGCCCCCAGCAGATGTCTTTCAGATTACTCCCAGCGAAGTGGCTTCGATCTACTATGCGAGATACTGGAAGCCCTGTGCGGCGGAGTCCTTCGTTTGGCCGCTCGACGTGATAATCTTCGATACCGCCGTCAACTCGGGGGTTGGTAGGGCCACAGAGTTCCTAGGCTATACCCATGACCCCGCGACCTTCTTGGCATGGCGACTGACCTTTGTTCGCTGGCTGGCCTCTCCCCATAGTCTGTTGCCTAAAGAGTTGCTACGAGCGGGGAAAGCGCGTACCTTCCTCAAAGGATGGGAGAAGCGGATCAGTACCTTGCAGCAGATTGCAGGGATCACCTCAATCCCGAGCCTATGATGGGACAGTGACCTATGAACCCTGATCAGAAGCTTTCCTACGACGTGTTGTGCATGGAGCGGTGCGCCGACCTCGGGACACTCTTCGGTTCTGGCTTGACGCTGGCCCAGCTTGGCGAGCGGTGGGGTGTTTCAAGGGAGCGGGCGCGACAAATCGTGATCAAGGCGGGATACTCTCGGGAGGACTACGGCAAGCAGCTTAAGAGCTACAAGGGCTCGTGGTATTACCCCGAGGACATCTTTTACGAGGATCGTCCAGATCGGATGCCGCCTTGGCCGAACGATAATTGTTCGAGTTGGCCGTGAAGGAACCGATTGACCCGTGGTGGGCGGACTTCTACGCCCATCAGGCGCGGATCAAGCAATACATCGACTACCACGCCGGACCTGATCCCGACGAGGCGACATGGGAACGGGTCTACCTAGAGGCCGTGAAGGCCATCCCAAGGAGCCTATGAGTAAATACTGGCCGTATCCGGTGGTTATACTGTTACTGGTATGGACCGCCCTCTCCTACCGCAACCAAGGGAGAGCCGAAGCTGAGGCCGACGCGTCACGCCTCGCGTTACACCAATCCCAAGACAGTCTCAAGACCCTGGCCCAGACCGTCGCCAGCCTCCGTAGTGACCTCCTAACGGCTCATGGACGGGTAGACACCCTGAGAGTGCGGTCGGACAAGACGGTGGCGCAGGCGGGCGCGTGGGGGCGCGTAGCCGACTCCATCCGTGCCCTTGTGCCCAAGATGGGTACGATTGTACCTGATTCGGGTACGAGCTGCCGTCTGATTCTGGATGCCTACAACGCTCGGACCACGGAATGTGACTTACTGAAGGTGGCCGTAGTCCAGAAAGACTCCGCCATTGCCTTGGGCCAGATCGCCTTGGTGGATGCCTCTAGCAAGCTGTTAGGGGTGGAGCAAACCGTCCTTGGGTTGCGGGCCAAGTTGGAGATCGTCGGTAAGCCATACCAATGCCGGATTGCCTTCATTCCTTGCCCCTCGCGGACCATGACGTTTGTGCTTGGCCTCCTTGGGGGGGCGGTGGTCGCCCGACAGATCCATTGAGGAAAAAGTGGGACGACCAGCTCGATGCGTGGCTGGTGGAGCAGGTCCAGAAGGCGAGAGACGCGGGCTTTGCTCCCGACTATGTAAAGATTGGGGAAGCGTTAGGCATCAGTCGACACGCGGCGAGGATGCACTACCAAGAGCTAGCGAATCCTCGGGTCAAGATGGAACCTCCCCCCAGACCGTCCATCACCCCACCCCCGATAGCTTCTCCGCTATCACCGATACCAGAGCTGGTATACCGAGAGCCGAAGTCTCGTCCCCAAGATGTGCACGATGTCCTGACCATCCCCGTTCGACCGCTGGATGTACCAAGATTGATGCGCCCTGAGCTACGGCTGAACGGGAGAATCAAAACCGCCTTCGTCTTTACCGATACCCACTTCCCCTTTCACGACAAGAAAGCCCTACAAGTCTGTGAGGAAGTGATGGTGGACTGCAAGCCGGATAAGGTGATCCACCTCGGAGACTTACTCGACTGTTATGGGATTTCAAGATTCAGCAAAGACCCGAACCGCCTCTTTTCCCTGCAAGATGAAATCGACATGGCGCGAGTCCATTTAGCCCAGTGGAGAGACTTGGCCCCGCAAGCGGAAATGCACCTGCTGGAAGGCAACCATGAGGCCCGCTTGCAGCAGACGATCTGGAACCTGCCAGGAGGCGCGGCGGAACTCTCTCGACTCACGGCGTTCAAGCGGACGATGGAATGGTCCCATCTCTTAGGGCTGACGGAGATGCACTGGAACTGGATACCCGCCGGGCAGCAGAGCAAGGTGGAGTTGATCCCCAAGCTGATTACCAAACATGGGAACGTGGTGAGGAAGTGGAGCGGCTGGTCGGGTCAGGGAGAGTGGCAGAAGTACGGGAAGGGCGGGCTGTCCGGCCATGTGCATCGGATGGGGGCGTTTTACAACATGGACCAAAACGGATCGCAAAGTTGGCACGAGATAGGGTGTACCTGCTCTTTGTCGCCCGACTATATGTGTGATCCAAACTGGCAGCAGGGGTGTGCCGTCGTCAGCTATACGGATAATTGGTATTCGGTAGAGCCCATATTTATCGAATGTGGTAAGTCAATGTGGCGGGGACAGATTTATGAAGCGCCCTAGCACGGAACACGAGAGGGAGCTTAGTCGTGAGCGGGTACGGCGCTTTGCGGAACGCCACCCAGAGCGGTATCGCGAGATGATGAAGAAGGGCGCCGCCAAGCAACTTTCTCGGCGGGAACCCGGCGGCGATAGGCAAGAAATGGCCAAGAGGCACCGACGGGAGGCGGAGGCAAGGAAGCGAGAACGAATGGCGTCTGACCCCGTTTATAGGGAGAAGTGCCTCTCTGCAAACAAGGCCGCCGTCGAAAAGTACCGCCGGAAGAACCTGGCCCTTTTCGCTGAACGCGTAAGGTCTTGGCAAGAGCGAAATAAAGAAAAACGCAGGGTGTACGCGATCCGCGCTACACATAAGCGGCGAGTGGCTGTTGGTAGGCGCTATCTCTCGCGAGAAGAAATAGCTGATCGGCTCGCTCTTTTCGGCCATAGGTGCGCCTATTGCGGGACCGCCGGAAAGATGGAGTTAGATCACCTAAACCCGGTTTCGCGGGGAGGCGACAACGACCCCGAAAACATCGTCCCGGCCTGTAAGTCCTGTAATTCCAGTAAGCACGATGCTTCTATTGTGTTCTGGCTGCTGCGTGGCGGGCCGCCCTCGCTGCGCGGGCAGGAGTATCAGGCATGAACTGGCCCCCGCTCCCGAAACGAATCAACGGGCTGGCGGGACCGATTCGGATAGACCGTCCGTTGGTCGTCAATCCGCTGAAGCCCACCGACATTGGAATGTGGCTGTCGGACGAGCGGCGGATCTTAGTCTGCTCCACCCTCACGCGTGAGGTGGCGTGGCAGACCCTCATTCACGAACTCAACCACGCGGCCCTTGGGGAAGCCGGCTGCCAACCCATGAGCTATTGGCGTGAGGAGAACGTGGTGGAGGCGTGTGCGTCAGGAATGATGCACGTGATCCGGTTCCTGCTAACTCAGGCGAACAGTACCAACCAGAAATCACCAACCCATCCCGCCGAATCTCCCTGAAGTGTAGCCGCTCAAACGGCTTGTCAGCGGTCCCCCCACAGTCGGTACAGTAGAGTTTCGGATGGACGGTCACTACGTCAGCGGCGTACCGTTCGAGTCTGTTTGCCTCGTTTTGGCTGGCCCGCAGCCTTCGTGCTTCGCCCTCTTGCCACCTTCTCTCGTCCAGCCTCGCCTCGGTCTTCATCCGTTGCATCGTCATGCCGATGGTCTCGAACTCTTCCGGGGAGGTCCACGTCATCTTTGCTCCAATCAATGAGGTCGAAGTTTTGGGCGTAGGCGGCTGAAGCGAAGGGGACGGTAAACGAGCCTTGCAGGAACTTGGTCACACCGCAGTCTACATCCAAAGATGGGGTCCGTCAATCTCCATCCTAGATCACTCTTTCGGCTCATAGGCAACGCCTGTACCTCGGGGCAGGTTTGAGGCCCACAACACTCCGAGGGAACTGTGGATCAGCGATTGGTGGAACGGATGGCGAGCGGGGATTGGTGTTGCTTGCGCTGTGCCTTGCGAGAGGTGACGGAGAAGATGCAAGAGGGAAAGGCGTGGCCCAAAGAGTCCTTGTTGCTTATGGCTCCAGCGGGAAGTCTCGCGCTCCTAGCTGAGGGAACAGGCGGTCCCGTTCCGCTTCAAGCGCCGGTACGGTCGCGGCCAAGCTCCACCCCTGCTCCGCGACCAGTTCAACAAGCCGGTCGATGATGGCGTCTGCCGCGAGGCGTTGGGTGGTGGTCTTCTCTCGGGCGGCCACCGCATAGGCATACGCCTTGGCGGGATCAGGGCACCCGGCGAAGTATTCCCTCACTTCACCACCTCGATCTCTGCTTCGGGAATCTCAGGAGGGGCGATCTGTTTCATCCCCATCGCCTCTTTCAAGGCTTCCAGATGCAAGTCTCCCGCGTTCAGGGTCACACTCACGGCGGGTTGTTCTCCCCACACCGCTCGGTCGGTCTTGGCGGCAATGAATCGCCGGTGTTCGGCAATAGCCTTGGCTTTGGCGACGGATCCAGGCAGTTCGGAGGCGTTGACGAGTTCGACGGTGGCGCGATCAATCTGGGCTTCGGCGTAGTCGGCGTTCATGCCCTTCCAGCGGGCGAGCCGTTGGGGGGTTCGCTTGATCCAGCTCCCAAGGGTCTCATCGTTGATCACGGTTTTGCCGACTTGGGTGGGGTCGATGTACTGACTCATGTTGTTGTCTTTGGCCCACTGCGTTGCCACCGCACAGATTTCGGGGCGGGTCATCCCTGCGGCGCGGAGTTCCATGACGGCATCCTCGGAGAACCTATCGAGAATGGAGTAGTGGGCGTTGATGATGGGGCGCATGGGAGTCCTGTTGCCTAATGAGTGGTCCTGCCCTAAACTTACTGCTATGCTGACCCTCAAGGAAGTGCGCGACTTTCTCGGCCCGACCTGTGACATCAACGACGTCGCCCTGTGTTTGGGGGTGCCGAAGTCACAGGTGGTCCGGTCGCTCTCCCCCACGGACATTCAGGAATGGGCCAACACCATTCGCATCGCCCACCACAGTCAACTCGGCATCGCCGTCAAGAAAATCCGACGAGCCTACCTCATTCGCGGACGGCGACCCACCGCAAGAGAGTCTGGGGTCCATAGCACCGTGATGACCAGTTGCGGCGGCTATCTCGCCTTAGTCGAAGCGGCCAACCTCCCCCGTTAGCACGTCTCTCCGATAGGGTTCCCGATCATAGGTGCCCTGTGTCCGACGATCTATCCGGGCCTTTTTCAATCTGCGCCACACGCTTTGCAGGGACATCCCGTGCCGCGCTCCTACGTCTTTCAGGGAGAGGCCGGAGCAGTATGCGTCAATCAGGGCGTCCATATCACAGGGTATCGGGCGTGGTGGCATGAGCGGAAAGTACACCGTTGACAATTCGACGCAAGGCCCGTAGTATTCTGGCAGGCTCACACCATGAGGCTGTCCAATGGAGTTCTCCGCAGAGATTGACAAGCTGGCCCCCGCGCTATTCAAGGCGCAGAAGGAGATTGGCGCGGTCCACAAGTCCGCCGTCAACCCCCATTTCAAGAACAAGTACGCCCCGCTAGAAGCCGTGCTGGAGGCTGCGTTAGCGACGTGCGCCAAGAACGACCTGACCATGTTCCAGTCGGTGAGTGATCCTGACCCGATGGGCTTCACCATGAACACCACTGTACTTCATGTCTCGGGACAGTGGGCTTCAGGGGGAGTGCGGATTGCCGTGACGAAGGTGGGCCCGCAAGAATCGGTGGCGGCCAATACCTATGGTCGCCGGACGAGTTGTGCGACGTTCTGGTGTATTGCGGCGGACGATGATCTGGATGGCGAGGATGCGAAAGGCCACCCCTTACAGCAGCCCGTGGAGAAGTTTCGCGGCTCATCGCAACCTTCGGCCCCGGCTGTTCGCAAGGTGAGTAATGCGGCCACCGAATACGCTGGCGGGCAGATTCCCGACAAGTGCCCGAAGTGTGGTGGGCGCGTCTGGGATAATTCGGATGTAACCAAGAAGAAAAACCCGAAAGCGCCTGACTGGAAATGTCGCGATCCCGAGTGCAAGCTGGATGGCAAGTTCACAACGGCAGGGTGGATCACCAAGGAGCAAGCGATTGTGCGGGCGGGCGGAGATATTGCCGACCTTCATGGCGACCCGCCGCTGGATGAGTCCCAAGCCGAGCAGGACGATGATCTCCCTTTCTGATTGGCTCTGGACGGCCCCCCAGACGCTTCGGACCCGAGCTACGGTCACTGAGGTCTGGCGGACCTACGAAGGGTCTGAGGGTGTCACCACGGTAGACTATGGGCACCTCAGTCGGGTGTTGCGTGTGCGGGGGGTGTTGCGCGAGACGGGGTGGGGAGAGGGCACAACCCCATATCAGGCACAGAGCATGAACGAGTTGCACCGGACGATCCAGTTACGGAAGGCCCGATGACGCTCCAAGAGGCGCTTGACTACTGTGGCAAGTCTCGGAGCTGTCTCCGCAGGTGGGAGGCCGAAGGAAGATTGAAGCGGATACCTCGCCAGGACGGGAAGATCCGCTACCGGAAGGCCAGTCTCGACAAACTCTTATTGTCTCCGCTGCGGCGGGGGAGAAAGGCCAAGAAATGAGCGAGAAACGATTGCCGAACATCAAGCGGGCCATCCAGAAGTTGACGCTGCCCGAGCTGCTGATATTGGGCCGGACCTGCCAGATCTTCTACGCGAAGCTGGAGGGCGAGGGGAGTGCGGACTTGGGCGAGTCGCTGCCGATCTACGATAACGCGGTGCGTCATGCCCTCAGTGTGGCGTTCTCCGTCCCGAATGGCGCGATCAAGCCCCAGACCAAACGGCAGATCAAGAGTCCGGTCGTGAAGTCCTTCTTGGAGCGGGACACCACCTCCGCCAACCCAGAAGTCGTCGCAAGAGACAGTCAGCCGTTTATCGGAGAGATGATCCCCGTGTCGTCTCCTGCTGTGGCAATCGCGGGCGTGACGTTTACCGAAGGTGCGGAACTCAGTAAATTCTGACCCGCCGCACACCCATGAGGGAACCATGAACCAGATGCATTGCGAGGGGCTTCCGCTTGACCTTGGGATGGCCCGCTCGTCTGATCCTGACACCTCACACGGAGCGGCGCTCAAGGTGCTTCCTAGGCTCTCCACGGATCGCCAGCGGGTGAAAGAGTGGTTAGAGGCCAACGGGCCGTCCACGGACTTTGAAATCGCAAGGGGGCTGGGCATCATCCCGACAAGCTGCGGCAAGCGTCGATTGGAGTTGGGCTGTGTGGACACCGAACTCCGCCGTCCGAATGAGCGGGGTAGTCTCTGTGCGGTATGGCGCTTACCATGAAGGGTCAGGAATGGACGGCCCTGCTCCCCACCCGAAAGCCACCGCCGCCCTACCGCATCGAACTGCCGACTCCTCCGACCTCCAACCACGCCTACTTTGTCGCCCGCAACCGCAAGGTGCTGTCCAAGGAGGGGAGAGACTACAAACAGACCGTGGCTACCCTTCTCAGGACAGCCCGCTGGAAGCCCCTAGAAGGCCCGGTGAGCGTTTCGTTCTGGTGGAGGCGGGAACGGAAGGCCGGGGACTTGATGAACCGCGAGAAGCTGTGCCTGGACGCCCTGAAGGGGTTTGCATGGCATGATGACAGCCAGATCGTTGAGGCGCACTTCTATCGAAGCGACGACCGAAACAACCCGGGCGTAACCCTTGAGGTAACAGGAGCTATCCAACCGTGAACAACTATCCAAAGAATCGTCTCCGCCGGTTTACTGCCGCCGAACGGTTTTGGGCCAAGGTGGACAAGGGGAGTGGGTGCTGGATGTGGAGGCCGGAGAAGAACCCCGACCGCTATGGCTATCTCTACGTCGATGGGCGACTGGTGAAGGCGGCGCGATTCAGCTACGAGATGGTTGCGGGGCCGATACCGCCGGGGCTCCAGTTAGACCACCTTTGCCGGAACAGGCGGTGTGTGAACCCGGCGCACCTAGAGCCCGTGACGCAAAGAGAGAACATTCTTCGCGGTGAGTGTATGACGGCGGTGAACGCAAGAAAAACCCACTGTCTGCGCGGACATCCGCTCTCTGGGGAGAACCTCTCGTCATACTCTCGGGGTAGAACGTGCAAGGCGTGTGCGCGAGGGAAGGCTCTGGCTAGGTATTACCGGGACAAGGACAATCCGGGAGTGACGGTCGAAGTCACGAGCTGCTAAAAGCCGTCGCCACCTCACCCAAGGTCAGCCCTAGCTCCTTGGCTGCGCTGTAGATGCCTTTGCCTCGCAGTCCTGACGGCATGGCCTTCCAATGGCCTGTAGAGGTATGGAATTTGAGATACACCTCTCCACTGTCCTCTCCCGGCTTGCCCAGCTTCAGAATGTCCTCGGGGCACTCTCGTAGCCGAATAAGGCCCGCCGCAGACAACGCGAAAAAGGCCCGCTTGTACTCTCTCACGGCTTCTCCTGGGGCGGGGCGGGCAACTCGTCGCGGTACGGCTGACGGTAATCACAGAATCGCATCGGGCACCGCCACCCCGCACTCGTCGGCAGCAACATCGTATCGCTGTGGTGCAGGCAGGTGTACGGGTGCATCCGCTCGTCGGCCTGACGGTCGCACAGGGCGGCAAGGCTATCCGGCTTCGGCCAGCCATCCCTCGTTTCCCGCATCGCCGCCAAGGAGGAGCGGAGCGCGTCGATGCACACGATCTCGCCGGGATGCGCCATGACCGCCAATCCAAGTTCCCAGATCGCTGCGCTGGCCGCGTCCAACGTCACCGGGAGGGAGCCGGAGCCGCCACAGCCGCCTAACGCAACGTAACATTGGTCGTACTTGCTCCACGGGCCGCCGTCGGGTCCACCGTGTGTTCCGCCTGATCCCATCGACGGATCGACTCCGCTTCCACCACATCGCGGGCAGACTTGTCTTGGCTCACCGTCCATCGGGCGCTCCGGGAGGGGTGGGGGCGGCCTTCGCCTTGAGCAAGACGGCCTTCTTCTCATGATACTCAGCATCCTTCCGGTGCCGCTTGGCTTCCCGTAGGTGATAACCCGCGTTCCACGCATACGACTTATTGCTGCTTTTTTCCTTCTGGGAAAGTCGCTCCTCCACCTCGCGCTCCCGACTGGCGATCAGCTCTGCACACGCGGGCAGCGCGGCCTCGCAGGTGGGGTAGCATCGTTCCGCCTCAATCGAGGTGTAGCAGCTTTCCGTGCCGCTGCGGTACTTGGCTCGCTGGCCGTCGGCGCTCGCCACGGCTTCGATGGCCGTGATGTGGAACGGGGATGGCTTGGCGTCGTAGTCCCAGAACACCTCAACCCCCGTGGGCGACCCGTACCCTGCCGAACACATCCCGCATTCCAACTCGACTTGCTCTCCGCTTCCCATTGTCAGGGTCACTCGGCGCTTACCGTCGCATACCCGGCAGGGGCGTCTTTTCTCTGTGGTGCCTGCGTCGGCTACCCATACGGTGTCACCGATTCTCGCCAGTGGCTCGCTCATTTCGTCTCTCCCGCAGAGGAGGCAGCGTCATCGAACGCCTGCACGGCCATGATGGCACGATCCACTTGGGCGGCATAGCTGTATCGCATCCCCTTGCCGATTCCACCCCTGCCGTTGCCGTTGAGTGCGCGGGCGTGGTCCAAGGCGGCTTCCCCGACAGCGAGTAGCAGCTTTTCCCGTTCTCCCTCTTTGGCGAGGGACGCCACCTGAGCCCGTAGCCGCATGAGTTCGCCGCGCAACTCGGTGATGAGGACGAGGCCGAGCGCCTTCCCGTGCAACATCATGCCAAGCTGATACGCGATTTCCCTTTCGCGCTCATCCGTCATCCGCTCTGTCGCGCCTTCGTTTGCTGCGCTCATAGAGCCTCCACAGGCTTGAAGGTCCGAGCGATGTGACTAGATAGCGGGAAAGGGATCTTGGCGATCTGTGCAGACGCCGCCTTTCTCGCCTTGGACTTCGATGAGGTCCGCCACATGATGTCCGTCCGTTTGCCCTTTGGGCCGAGAATGTCCTTCTTTGGCTGACCGAATGCGTTAGGCATCAGCGCCGGTACGTTCCCCCACAGATAGAAACTGCCGAAATGCCACTGGGCTCGGCCAACCCAAGGCTGTGCCCCGCGCACATTCTCCTGAATCATCGGGATAAAACGGCCAGATGCCTCAATCGCCTCGCGCTGAATCCTGGCGGCCTGAGCAAACAACTCCATGCCGAAATGGGGCGGTGGCATGGTACGGGCCCGGCGGAACGGAAGTGCCCGATAGCTGAACTCCTGACACGGAGAACTCGCCACGATCATGTCGGCGTTCTTGAACTGCTTGCCGTGAATCGTCCGCACGTCTTGGAGTACCAGTTGGGCCGGATAGCGATGCTCGCCGTAGATGTGACGCTCAATGTCGAACCCGATCACCCGCCAGCCTTCCGCAAGAAAGCCCTCGGTCCAGCCACCCAGCCCGCAAAAGAGGTCGATGGCCAGCGGTTCTGCGCTCATACGCTCTCCTGGCGCTGCGGCGGGGAGGTCATGGGGTGCCGCCGTTCGCAATGAACTTGCGATCCTCAGCGGTCACGGGCAGCAGGTCGCGGTTGGCCCACTGACCCGGGGTGTTGCTCCCGTGCTCCACACGCCCCACCGATTCGTCGCTATCCGTCGCCTTGAAAAAGGCGTTGGGGTGAGCGGGGTGCATGAACTCGATCATGGCGTAATTCGCCACGTCCATCAGGTACTCGGTGTTGCCGGATTTCAGGTACTTGTCGAGGACCGCCGCCAGCGTTTCCATGGCGTCGATCTTGTGGGGATAGGCGTCGGCCACTGGCCCGTACTTGTGAAAACTGACGTACATCCGATTCCGCATTCCGTCGAGGAACGGTTCAGATACTTCGGCTTCGTGTCCGCTCATCCCCTCATCCTCCCCTCTCGAAAAAAGTTGCCCGCGTCTCCTCTGGGAGAGTGGGGGTCATGGCTTGGCCTCCGTCAAGATCCTTGCGACGAACGCCACGTCCACGGCAGGGATCGACATACGGAACACTCCGTCGTCATCAGTCGGCCACGTCAACGCGCCTTCGTGCATCCGATAAGTCCGCCCGGACGGCGCTCTCTCTGCGGGGAGCGGCAAGGCTTCCACGACGGCTAACCGGACGATTCTGGCGTCTGGCTCGAAATGCTGCCGTTGGGTTTCGAGGCGTACTTCCACTTGCCCTCGGTTGCCGTCCCAATAGCGCAACCCGCTGGAGTCCAGAATGGCCCACGGCCTCGCCAGCTTTGGTAAGCCTTCTGCGTCTTCGGGGTAGCGGCGGGCGGCTTCCGCCTCAGCCGCCAACTTTCGTGATGGGTTGACTGCGACGTAGAATCGCCCGGCCCAACACCACTCCGCTCCCTCCACAAAGGCGGCGCGGCTCATGGGGTGGCCTTCTTGTCGGCATAGTACTCCAGCTTCAGCGCCAAGAGTGTCGAAATAATCTGATTGTATTTCTCGATTTGCTGAACGAGCGAGGCCCGCTGCCGATCAAGTTCCACCATCTGCGCCTTGAGGTCGGCCCGCTCAGACTTGTGGTCCGCGATCCACCCGGCGATCATCGGCCCATCCAGCGTTTTCTCTTTCTCGTCGCTCACGGTCGCAACTCCACGTTTTCAGGATGTGCCTGTGAGTGACAGATCGCGCACAGGTGAATCAGTTGATCGAGGTCCACTAAGAGCCGACGCCAGCCCCGCACTCCGGTTTCGATGTAGGACAGGTGATGCACTGCCGTCGCGTTCCGCTGCTGACACTGTTCGCACCAACCATTGCTCCGCTTCCGCACTTGGCGAAAGAGCTTCAGCACTTCGGGATGCGCGTATGGCGATTTTCTGGCCTGCCTCCCGCTCCGGCGCAGGGGAGCCTTGGGCTTGGGCGGATAGACGGGCTTGGGGTAGCTCATCGCTCGGTCCGTTCTTCCCACTCGCGTTCCGCTTTCGCCTCGCGCACATCGTCCAGCGTCACCCGCAGGTCGTTGGCGAGTTGCTCCTCCATGCGCTCGACTTCGTGGGGGCTGGCGATATAGTCGCAGTTCGGGCAGTCCACGCCGCCTATCGTCCAGGTTTCGGGCTCGGCGGGGCTTCCGCCGTGATAGCCCCAACTCGCCTTGCATCCCCGCTCGTATTCGTATTCCACTTCAATCGTGACGCCACAGCGCGGGCACTCTACCTCGGTCGTCGGTGTCACAGTGTCCCCCGTTCCTTGCCGTATTGGACGGCTTCTTTCCATTGCTTGTCATACTCGCGCTGTAGGGCGTCGCGCTCTTGGGCCGCTTCCCACGCCTCGCGCTGACAGGTCCGGCACGTATCCGGGTTCTCACAGATACATTCGGCCTTGGGTGTTTCGCTGCGCTCGTTCATGGTAGTAACCTCGCTAAAGTTAGTCATTTTGTCAACGCCCAAGTGTCGGGCTAAATCTCGGGTTATCCGGCCAACGAATCCGCCACAGTTCGCCCCGTGGCCCCATCTTGTGTCCGAGTGTGTTCCCTCGGATCGTGGCGGGTTGCGTCAACCAGGACTCGGGGAAGGCTTGGCGAAGCTGCCCCACCGAATACCATTTCCGGCCATCTAATGACATCTCGGCGTCGTCCAGCTTCCGTAAGGCGTCGTCTAACATCACTTGCTCCCCCGTTTCAGATAGGCAGCTACCGCACAGGCTCCAATGATATTCCCTAACGCCAAGCCAGCGGCAAAGCTCCAGAGAATGACCCGCAACGTCTCCCAAGCAGCTACCGTCATGGGATCACCACCCAGATGCCGTGCTTACGCCAGATGATCGATGCCCAGTCGTTGACGAGCTGGCGGAAGTCCTCGCCGTACCGCTGGAGGTTGGAACATTCTTCCCGATAATGGGCCAGACATTCGTAGAGGGTCATCGGAGATACCCTACGATCACACAGCCCGCTAAGAAGGCCAGCCAGAGCCACGCAGAGGCGCTAATGGCCCACCGCGCTTCACGGGTAGCCCTTGCGTATTCCAGGCGCTTCCTACAGGCATCCACGCGGGCTTGGAGTACATCCGGCTCGGTGTGCCAATCGTCGGATTCATCCGTAAACACGTTCATTTTCCGTCTCTCCGGTTAGGGGTGGGGGTCACGCGGCCGCTTTGAGGCTTTCGAGGTAGTCGGCTACCGTGTCGTTTTCCACCGCGTCTACCATGTCCTGCCAGTCGCTATCCTCTTCCACGTCGGCCATGAGCGCCCAGCACGCCCGGACCTCCACGCTCTTCGGCTCTTCGCCCATTTCGGCGCTATAGGCGTCATCGTTCTGGCTGCCAAGGCAATAGGCCCACGCCTGTCCCGTGTAGATGACCGTGGCTGCGCCGTCACACTCTTCCATCATGCGCTGCCGTAGCTCGTCCACATCTCCGAACGTCGCCAGATCGTCCCGCACCGACTCCAACACGCTTTCCCGGCACTCCGCAACATGGCGGCAGGCTGCGCGGTAGCACTCGTCATAGCTGTCGGACATGGTAAGCCTCGTTTCTCTCCTGCTCCGCGATTCGGTCGCGTCCCGTGTCTCTCTCTAGTGCAATCTCGGGGCCAGACTCACACCCCGCGCCGTTCCTGGCTTTCTCATCTACGTTCTCAACGGATCGCCGTCTTTTGCTCTGCTCTTTCGCGCTTTGCCTCTGTGGGCTGGCTACCGGCCAGCGACGGGAGCTAGAACTAGCTATTTCTGGCGATCCGTCCCGATGGCGGGGAATGGCTCGCAGTAGTTACGCGGATCGTTGCTGTCATTCGGGTCTACATATTCCACCGGGCCGCGCAACGCGTCGCGCTGTTCTGCCGCTTCGATTGCCGTTGTTCGCCGTGCCAGCTCTCCCCGCACGATGTCCGCCTTTCGCTGTTGTATCGCTTCGGCGCTTTCGGTCCATTTCCGGTGTGCCATTTGTTCTGCTCCTTGTAAGGTGTCTAGCGGGGGACGGGGTTCAGTGCGTGAATCTTGAGCGTCTTGCGGTCCATCCGAAGGTGCTTGGCGCCAATCGCCTCTTGCACCAGCATGACGACCCGCA